TGCTGCTGCTGACACTGTTCCTTCTGGTAAGGCAGGTCTGAGCGTTGCTGCTACTGAGAACCTGGGTGTTTATGGTGAAGTCAGCTTCGTCGGTTCTGGCGTTGCTGGTGTTGACCGTGGTTACGGCACCAAAGCAGGTGTTAAGTGGACCTTCTGATCACTTGATTAGATAAAAATCAGGACCCTCTAACAAGGGTCCTTTTTTATGGTTAAAATTTTGTATCGTTTCTGATGAAATATTTGAAGGTATTACTTCACCCCGTTACTCAGTTCAACCTGTTGGTCATGGGGTTCTTGATTCTAATTCAGGGACTTCACCTCCATGCTCACCATGAAATGGACCTTGATGCCGATAGTTACGTTCGTAACTTCTGCAGAAAGAATCTTGAAAAATGTGAGAGAATAATTCTGGAGCGATAAATACTTGACAACAGTCCCCACTTGTGTTATGATCTCCATAACCCCGTGGGGTTCTCTTATGTCGGTGTGGCGGAATTGGTAGACGCGCTGGGTTTAGGTTCCAGTGTCCTTGCGACGTGGAGGTTCAAGTCCTCTTACCGACACCAGGGGAATTAGCTCAGTTGGTAGAGCGCCTGCTTTGCAAGCAGGATGTCAGGAGTTCGAGTCTCCTATTCTCCATCCAAATTATTTTGGTGTTATGCAATTACCATTTTATGATGATTGGTTTCAGTCTAGACTGAATAAAACACGAAATATTTTGGGAGATGATTGGTTTCTGGGTAAAACAATTCTAGAACTGGGTGCCGCTCATGGTGACTTCGGAATGTTTTTCACCAAGTTGGGTTCTCAAGTTACTTTTTGTGACGCTAGATTTGAACACTTAGAATCAATTCAACAAAAACTACAAGTCGCATCTAAACTAATTCAATTAGATCAAAACACTGTGTACGATTTGGGTCAGCAATTTGACCTAGTTCTTCATTTTGGTGTTTTGTATCATGTTGAAAACTGGAGACAAGATCTAGCATGTGCATTAAATCATTCTAATTTGATGCTACTAGAAACAGTGGTTCATCCAGATAATACTGTAGAGGATTATTGGGAACCAGGTGGTGGATATCATTACGATGAATACAACTGCTTGCATCCAACCTTCACTGAGGCATCGGTAGAAAAAACTCTTACTGAACTCGGTGCAAAGTTTATACGCTTCGACAATGCCGATCTAAATACTACAGGATGGTTGCATGATAATGTCATTATCCAGAACGTATACAACTGGACTTCTGACAATTATTTGTTATACCAACCGACAGTAAAAAACGATATTGAGTATCGAACTCACTATCGAAGATTTTGGTTAGTTATTAGATGAAAATCAATCTCTGGTATTGTGAAGATATGGGTCAATGGAGATGGACCCTAACTGATAATCGTCGTCCTATTTGCAAACAAGAGTCGGGACAAAGACCCGATCTTAGAGATGCAATGGGAGATGTCGCTAACACTGTAGAATATTTGTTGGGCGATTAGCTCAGCGGTAGAGCGCCTCCCTTACAAGGAGGATGTCACAAGTTCGATCCTTGTATCGCCCATGAAGAAAAAACTCAAAAAAATAATTCAAAAACCTCTAAGGTTTCATCACCAAGATATCCATGAAGAATTTGATATACTAAAAGATCTACTGACAAAAGTTCTTGTAAAACTTGATCAAATTGAAAATGACGGAAAGACTCAATAAAGTTTATCATAGGGAAAATATTTCCTTTGCAGAAAATATTCTGAAGGTTTTAATTGATCCGAATTTTTATACAGCATACCAAAGAACCATGGATTACTATGGGGAAATAGTTACGTCGTTTTCTTCTTTTGATAATGAAAGAGGTAATCCTTTAGAGAAAGTTGTTAGTAACTATATTGTAAATTTGTATGATGATAGAATTCAAGATTTTATGAAGAGAAACAATCTTTATACTAATGGAACTTATTCATGGAATTGTTGGTGGCAGATGTATGATCCAAATGTTGTAAATAGTAAGCACCCTAGACATGATCATTATGCCTCAGGAGAAAATGTAGAATTTTCTTTTGTACATTTTTTAAAAACGAATGGGGATAAGTGTTTCAGATTTATAGGTGATTATGGCGAGAACTATGATTACGTTAACGAAGAAGATGGAGATTTAATCTTCTTTCCTTCTTGGGCAGCGCATGAAGTTCTTCCTGCAAAATCTGGTGTTCGTGCAGTTATTTCTGGTAACATCATGATCACTGAACATAGTTCGTGGTAGACCAATGATTAAAATTAGATGTAAAAATTGTAACGAAGAATTTTTTCTATCTTCTAAACGCACTTGTTGCGGATGTCCTAATAAGACGACTGTAGACGGAGACAAGATTACTGCTATTGATTTAAAGCAAGTAGAAATTATCAAAGTCAATAATGAACTTGTCGATGAAAAAAAGAAATATTTGACATCACAGGATCTTGAATTTCAAGAAAGTAGAAAAAAGCGTAAGGTTAAAAAATTAGATTTTGAGGTTCGATAAATGTCTGAGGTTATTGATTTTCCTAGTCTAGGATATGTGATTGATGATCTCCCAGAGAATATTCTGCAAGAGTTATGGGGGCATTTGCGAGACGCCATTGATCAAAAAAATGAAGCAAACCATAAACTTGCTGGAAATATTTCTGAGGAATATTATCTTAATCAGGATAATTTAAGTGAAGATATCTACGAGTATCTTTTCGGTTTGGCAAATGATTATGATAATAGATTTTCTTATTCTAAATATTCAGCACGCACATGCACAGAAGAATTGCCATTGTGCATCTCTAGTATCTGGGCAAATCTTCAAAAAAAGTACGAATTTAATCCTGTACATGATCATGCAGGAATTTATAGTTTTGTTATCTGGATGCAAATTCCTTATGATTTAACTGAAGAGTTGACGCAACCACACTGCATCAAGTCTAATTCTGGAAATGCTAGTTTATTCAATTTTTATTTTACTAGTCATCTGGGAAAGATTATGACTCATACTATTAATGTGGATAAAACTTACGAAGGTAAGATTATTCTTTTCCCCGCAGATTTGAGTCATTCTGTAAATCCATTTTATACTAGTGATGATTATAGAATATCCATCGCAGGTAATATGTCTCTAGAGTCTGCAGACTTTACTAAAGACTAAATACAACAACTTCGATTACACTGATGGAAATTTTTAGTATTGATGAATGGGAAAAAAATTTTGATGCTCTTCTAGAAAGAGTAGAAAATGGGGAACACATAGGCATTGTGAGGGACGATGGAACTGCAGCAGTCTTTATACCTGCTGATGACGATCTTCTAAAAATCTATACAGATCATAACGAAGCGTCCTAACCACTTGACTAAAATTTCATAGTCTGATAGACTAGATGGGTCAACACTCAAACAAATGACACTCACAACTAAGTTCAAGAAAGACCTTCAAATGCTTCGCAGTGCCTCTGATGGCGAAATTTTCCTTGACGTGAAGAATCCGAAACTTTACAAAAAGGTTCGTCGGTACTACGAGAATGAAGGAGTGGTATTTTCAGGTGACCCACTTGATGATTATGACATTCTTATGGACTGCCTTGTTCGTGATTTTGAGTCTATTGAGGTTGCATAGTCACGGGAAGACTTTAAAAACGCCCTGGTCGGGATGGTCTTAGGACCCCTGGGTTTCTTAGTTCCTAAAACTAAGTGGTGGAGTCACTATGACCCTCTGGTTTCCTTGTTCCTAAAACAAGGTGGTGCGGATGGGGTCAACCCCGCCTGGGACTTAGTTATTACCCAGTCAAAAAAATAACTTGGCGAGCCTGACAACCTAACCCTAGAGGGAACATGTTTTGCAAATGCGTGCGTAGAGATCGACCTTGGGGATGGTACGAAACCATCGAACAGGGCGATGAATATAAAGTAAAGCGTATTTTTGTAAATCCTAACTCCAGGTTTTCTCTTCAATACCATAATCACCGCTCAGAACACTGGGTGGTAGTTGAGGGCAGTGCTCTTGCACTTGTCAACAACTATGAAGAGCAAATTTATCCTGGTAAACACTTCTTTATTCCACTTGGTTCACGTCACCGCATTACTGCTGGTGATAATGGAGTAATGTTTATTGAAGTGCAGTTCGGTGAATGTCGTGAAGACGACATTATACGACTAGAAGATGATTATGGAAGAGTAGATTCTCAAGACACAGAATAATGTATTTGGTAACTGGTGGTGCAGGATTTATTGGTAGTAATTTTCTGCATTATATGCGGAAGGTTACCAATGAAAAAGTCATTGTACTGGACAATCTAACTTATGCTGCAGACATGAGGTTCATTCCTCAAGATTCTCAGTTTGAATTTGTCTGGTGTGATATTACAAATGAACAGCATGTGGACCACATCTTCCACAAGTATAAACCCAGAAAGGTTTTTCATTTTGCTGCCGAGAGTCATGTCGATAATTCTATTACGAACTATCGACCCTTCTTGGAATCTAATGTAGTTGGTACTATTAACTTGTTGAATGCCTCAGTTGCAATCGACCTTCATAAATTTCATCATATTTCTACCGATGAAGTTTATGGATCTCTTGAATATGATGATGAGAATCTTTTCACTGAAGATACTCCTTATGATCCAAGAAATCCTTATAGTGCCAGTAAAGCAGCATCAGACCATTACGTTAAAACATGGCATAACACATACGGTCTTCCATACGTTATTACCAACTGCAGTAATAACTATGGACCTCATCAGCATAAAGAAAAGTTGATCCCAAAGGTGGTTGACAATGCTTTGCATGATAGAGTGACATACATGTACGGCGGCGGACATCAAATTCGTGACTGGTTGTATGTTCATGATCATTGTCGTGCTATCTGGACGATTGAAGAACAACGGATTTTAAATGATAACTTCAATATTGGTGGTGGATGTGAACTGCAGAATATTGAAGTTACTAAAAAAATTCTAGATATTCTTGATAAACCCCATTCATTGATTGGGGTTTCTAACAGTCGTCCAGGGCAAGACAAGCGTTATGGTATGAGTTATGATAAACTTACCCAGAGGACTGGTTGGATTCCTCATATGAGTTTTGACTCAGCATTAGAAATGACAGTTGATTGGTACTTGAAGCAATGATTTCACTTTATGGTCCTGGATTTGTTGGTGGAAAGTTTGCCAAAATGTATCCAGAGATTGTTGACATTCAACAGAAATTTGACAGGTATCCAAGACACAAGGAGATCCTGTATTTCATTTCTACAACGCACAACTATCACGTTCATGATCAGATTACTAAGGATGTAGATACTAATCTAAAAGTCCTTTGTGAGGTTCTGGACTACTGTCGTTCAGAGGACATTACATTCAACTTCATCTCTTCTTGGTTTGTGTACGGTAAAACACCCTACATGCCAGCGAAAGAAGATTCTAGATGTGATCCTACTGGGTTCTATTCTATTACCAAAAAGTGTGCTGAAGATTTAATTAGGTCTTTTGCTGATACTTATGGTATGAAATATCGTATCCTGCGCTTATGTAATGTCTTAGGCGCAGGAGACAAAAATGCTACCCGCCAAAAGAACGCAATCACTTGGATGATTAACGAACTTAAAGTGGGTCATGATATCAAACTGTATGATCACGGTAATCATTGTCGTGATATAATGCATGTTCAGGATGTTTGTAGAGCGATTAAACTTGTACTAGACAAAGGCAACTTGAACGAGATTTATAATATCGGATCTGGTAAACCGACTACAGTATCAGAAATCATCTCTCTTGCCAACCACTATATACAGTCGGAGGGTAAGGTAGTGAGCATCGATCCTCCCGAGTTTCACAAAACTGTCCAATGCCAGAATTTCTGGATGGACACTAAAAAACTTCAATCACTTGGGTTTGAACAACATCTCGATTTAGAATTCATTGTAAAAGATCTATGTCTCTAAGCAGTAAAGTATCTGACTTTATCACTAACCTAGAACAGGAAGGTGAACATCTATTTCCTTATCTTGCGAACAAGAATTGGGAACCTGGTCAACCGATTTATTATTCTGGTCCTTATTGGGATAACCAAGAACCAACTGCTGCGATCACGACTCTTTTGCAGGGTAAATGGTTGCCTGCTGGAGAAGAAGTTAATAAGTTTGAACGAGCGTTCTCTAAGCAGTTTGAGTTTGGTCATTCTGTGATGGTCAACTCAGGTTCCTCAGCGAACTTGGTGATGATTGCAGCACTCAAGAAGTATTTTGGATGGGTAGATGGTGATGAAATTATTGTTTGTGTTTGTGGTTTTCCAACTACAATTAACCCCATTCTACAAAACAATCTAAAACCAGTATTTGTAGATATCAATTATGATGACCTTAACTGGAATCTAGATCAGATTAGGTCTAAAATTACTACAAAGACTCGTGCTGTATTTTCATCACCCGTCTTGGGAAATCCCTATGACTTTGATGAGTTTTTTGAGATTCTTGATTCTTATAATATCCACTACATTGCGGACAATTGTGATTCCCTTGGAAGTCGCTGGCGTGGTAATCTGCTTACCAAACACGCCGTCGCAGCGTCTTGTTCGTTCTACCCAGCGCATCATATCAGTACGATCGAAGGTGGTATGGTGTCCTCTAACATTGAAGAGATCGTACAGATCGCTAGATCTTATGCTTGGTGGGGCAGAGGGTGCTATTGTGTAGGATCCCAAAACAAATTGCCCAATGGCGTTTGTGGCAACCGATTCGACCACTGGTTGAAAGGGTATGACCAACAGGTTGACCATAAGTATGTCTTCGGCGTTCAGGGATACAACCTCAAACCTGCTGACTTGCAAGGGTCTATCGGGTTGGTGCAACTGACTAAGCAAGACGAGATACATCGTATCCGTCGTTTCAACAAAGCAAGACTCCATGAGATCTTTTCTAAGATCCCTGGTGTCAGGGTTGTTGAAGAGAAAGAACATGCAGAGACTTCTTGGTTTGGTGTACCGATTGTCTGTGAAGATGGTCCTGTATCAGCAAATAAACATCATCTTGTTAAGTATTTAGAAGACAATAACATCCAGACTAGAAATTATTTTGCTGGTAATCTATTGATGCATCCTGGGTATAGGCATATTGAACCAGCATCTAACTATCCAAACGCATCTAAGGTGCTCAACAACGTATTCTTTATTGGTTGCTCTCCTGTTATTACAGAACCGATGCTTGACTACATAGAAGAGGTTGTTGTAAAATATACCCAAGAAAATCTTTTCCATCATTCGGTATGACACAGTATCAGAAGAAAGCACTAGTTCTCGGTGCAGGTGGTTTCATTGGAAGTCACATGGTTAAACGACTTAAATCAGAAGGATATTGGGTTCGTGGTGTTGACCTTAAACGTCCAGAATTCACAAAGACTGAAGCAGATGAATTTGTTCTAGGAGACCTTAGGGATCCTGGGTTTGTAAAACGTGTTCTTCAATGGAAAGGTACGCAAGGAAACTTCTATCACGAAGTTCCTTATCGTTACATCCAGTGTTTTGATGAGATCTATCAGTTCGCTGCCGACATGGGTGGTGCTGGTTTCGTCTTTACGGGTGAAAACGATGCTGAGATCATGCAGAACTCAGTCACAATCAACCTAAACGTGCTTGAAAAGCAGCGGTTGATGAATGAAGAAAAGGGTAAGAACGTTACCAAGATTTTCTATTCGGGTTCTGCTTGCATGTATCCCGAGTATAATCAATTGGATCCTGATAACCCTGATTGCCGTGAAGAATCTGCATACCCCGCTAATCCTGATAGCGAGTACGGGTGGGAAAAACTCTTCTCCGAGAGACTTTACCTTGCTTACAACCGTAATCATGGCATCCCTGTTCGCATTGCTCGTTACCACAATATCTTTGGTCCTGAAGGAACCTGGGACGGTGGAAGAGAGAAAGCGCCAGCTGCAATCTGCCGTAAAGTCGCTTACCTCCCACAGGAAGGTGGAGCAATCGAGGTGTGGGGAGACGGTCTACAAACTCGTTCCTTCTTGTTCGTTGACGAATGCATTGAAGCGACTAGACGACTAATGGATAGCAACTTCATCGGACCTGTTAATATTGGTTCTGAAGAGATGGTCTCCATTAATCAACTGGTAGACACTGTTGCTAAAGTTGCTGGCAAGGAAGTTTCTAAGATTCATATTGATGGTCCTCTTGGTGTCCGTGGTCGTAACTCTAATAACGATTTGATACGCGAAAAGTTGGGTTGGGACTATCAGCAAACTCTGGAAGAAGGCATTCGTAAGACTTACGAATGGATTAACTGGCAAATCTCTAAAAAAATCTACGCAGAATAAAAATCATGACTGTTAATTCTAGATATCGCCCCTGGCCTAATTCTGGAATTCATGACGAATTGATTCATGATTTCCCTAATTCTGCTAAGGTAACTGGCAACTTTTCTCAGGCATACCAGGACCTTTTTGTTCTTACTATGCTTCGTGGTAAGTTGAATGGAAGATACCTTGAGATTGGATCTAATGAACCACAACTCCTTAGCAACACAGCATTGTTGGAGTCTCTTGGTTGGAAAGGAATTTCTATTGAGATCCTTCCTGAAATGGTAGAAAAATTTAATGCACAGCGTCTAAATCCCTGTTATGAAGCAGACGCAACTACCTTTGATTGGAAAGAGGCAGTCAAGCAACAACGCTGGCGTAGCAATAGATTTGACTATGCCTCTATCGATTGCGAACCTGCAGAGACAACCTACAAAGCATTGGTAAATCTACCTGAAGAGTATAGGTTCTCCGTCATCACCTATGAGACTGATGTATACAAGGATGGTCCTATACCTAGAGAAAAGCAAAGGGCATACCTAACAGAGCGTGGATATCAACTAGTTGCAAGTAATGTTTGTAACGGTTCTAATCCTTACGAAGATTGGTGGGTTGATCCTGAGATTGTGCCCGAAGAAGTGTGGTTACCCTTCCACACAAATGAAGCAGAAGCACGGCACCTTTTTATTAAAAACGCATGATACAAATCTCACATTGGTATGGTAGACTGGGGAACAATATTCAACAATGTGCTGTAGGCAACATGGTTGCTGAGGCACTTGAGTCCTCCTTTCAACAAACACTAGATCATGATCTCATTAAAAAACACACCAACACTTTTGGGAAGGGTTCGGCAAGTTACGTATCGAAGTGGTTCTATTGGGAAGGACCTTATAAAGAGGTTAATCTTCCTGTGGATTACATCTATCAAAATATGCGGCGGGTGTGTAAGGAGTATATTGCACCCAATCTCAACATCCCGCAAAGAACTCCTCTTGGGGATGACACTATTGTCATTCATATTCGTAGTGGAGATGTTTTTGACAAAGGGGTGGTTAACCCTAGTCAATATACTCCTAATCCTCTTAGTTTTTATAACCACCTCATTGACCAATTTGAAAAGGCCATTGTTGTTACGGAACCTGATACGCACAATCCAATCATCGATGTGCTTGAAGTAAACCCTAAAGTAAGGATTCAGTCTTCTTCTGTTGAGGAGGATTTTGCCACGTTGATGTCGGCAAAACACCTTGCGAATTCTGGTGTTGGTACATTTGGTGTTGCTGCTGCTCTTTGTAGTTCCAACATTAAACAGTTTTGGTGTACTGATCTTCATATCACGGAGCATCTAAACTATAAAATGCTGCTAGGAACTGGAATAGATATTGCCCTGTATGAGTTGCCCATGAAATACCTTAAGGTTGGTGAATGGAACAACACTGATTATCAACGTCAAATGGTTTTGGAGATGTGAAATGAAAATTTATGATGTTTTTACTTTTTTCAATGAACTAGATCTACTGGAACTGAGGATGAATATCCTTGGTGACACAGTAGATTATTTTGTTATTAACGAAGCAAACATTACCTTCACTGGTAAACCAAAACCACTTTACTTTGCAGAAAATCGTGAGAGATTTAAAAAGTGGGAACATAAAATTATTCATCATGTCACCGAAGATAGCAATCAGACACTAGAAAAGTATTGGGAAGGTGTTCCATATCATAGGAGTATGAAGGAAGACGATATCTACAAACTTCCACTCCACTACCAGCGTGCTTGCTTCCATAAAGATAGTGCAATTTACGCTCTATTAGATAAAGCAGACGATGATGATATCATTTTAACCAGTGACGCTGATGAAATTGCCAATCCTTTAGCGTTAGAAGCAATTGATAAGTGGTTTAATCCTGATTGTCATTATGTTTTGGTGGGTCCAGTTTATTATTACTATCTAAATCTTCTATGTGAAAAGGAATGGATGGGAACTAGAGCGTGTACGATGAAGACATTGAAAACAATGAGCATCGATAAACTCCGCCAGTCTCATGAAAAAGCATGGAGAATTCTTGATGGTAGTTGGCACTGGAGTTTCTTTGGTGATGCCGATACAGTTCGTGCTAAAATGGATGCGTATGAGCATCAAGAAAATAACCTGAAGCAATTCCGTGATACTATGGAGGCAAGAATTGAGCAGGGTGTAGATCCCTTTGGTAGAGATTATCTATATAAACCAAAGGTAGTTCCAATTGATGACTCTTTCCCAGAGTACATTATTCAGAACCAAGAACAACTGAGGGATTTTATTAAATGAACATCATCGAAGGCGTAGCAGTATCTAATCTGTGTGACTATTCTTTTGGTGACCAGTCGGGGTGCATCGGAAGAGTTGAAGGTGCTTTTATGAAGTTGGCACACAAGAGTAACGAAGACTTCATTGAAGCACATAAGGCACTGAGAAAGAAGAGAGACACTATGATTCTCTTCATTGATAATATTCGACTTTACAAAAGGCACATTCCAACTACAAATGATTATGACCGTCAATGGATTGATGGTTTGTATGAACAGAATGATTTGTTGAAGATGTGTAAGCACTTCAAAGACACTAAGTTCATCATCTTCACTAATCTAGAAGACACTCCGATCGAGGAAGATATTCAAAACAAAATTCCTAAGAATGTCCTTGCAATCTATGGTGTCAATGCAACTGGATATGGTGGTAAGGTTCATCCCTTTCCCTATGGAGTCCAGAGAATTCTACACAAGTCTGATAACAGGATTCCTATTTTGAATCACTACATCGGATCTGATGTTAAACCAAAGAAACTATTGTATATTAATCACGCCGAACATACTAATTTGAGTGAGCGTGGTAATATTCGTGAGATATTTCATGGTAAAAACTATGCAACGGTATCTGAAAGAGTACACTACGAACAATATTGTCAAGACATTCTAAATCACAAGTTTGTGGTTTGTCCTCAGGGTAACGGGGTGGATTGCCATAGGAACTGGGAAGTGTTATACTTGGGTAGAGTTCCTATCATGAAGAAGACGGATTATCTGCAGGAACTATACAAAGACTATCCTATTCTGTGGGTTGATGATTACGCAAAAATTACTAAAACATTGTTGACACAAAACAATGATTTGTATTTGAAAGCAAAGACTATCGATTCAAATCTTCTTGATCTCTATACTGTATTCAATCGTGCTTTGAAAAATGCTCAAGATTCCTGATGTAACTTTATTGATGTTGGCAGACATCGATATTCCTGAAGCGGTTTATGCAGTCAACAAATCTTGTGAAAAGATTGAATGGGGTGCTGTAAAGTTTCTTGGTAGTAAGGGAAACCCCGATGGTTTGTGTGACCAGGCAACTTACGAAGAAACATATCCAATCCAATCGATTGATGATTTCAATTTTTATTGCATCTACAATCTAGGACAGCATTGTCAAACTTCACATCTTCTTCTCATCCATCCAGATGGGTATGTTATTCGACCTCATCTGTGGGATGAGTCGTGGTTGCAATATGATTATATCGGAGCACCTTGGAGAGATGACCCCACCGCATACCTTGATCCCTGGGGCAGGAACCAGCGTGTAGGCAATGGAGGGTTCTCTCTCCGTAGTAAGAAACTTCTGGACGTTCCAGGGCGCGTAGAGGTCCCCTGGGAGGTCAATGTGGGTGACTTTTATAAGCACATGAATGCTGGTCTATATAATGAAGATGGCAACATCTGTGTTCATAATAGACACATCTTTGAAGAACAGGGTTGTGTCTTTGCACCAGTATCTGTAGCATCTAAATTTTCTAGAGAGGAAATGCTCCCCGACAGTGAACAAGAAACCTTCGGGTTTCATTATCATTTTCAAGAGATTCGATGAATGATCCAAAGATACTTTTCAAAACTAAAATTTTAGATGAATCTGAGATCAAATTCATCAAGGATTATATTTTAGCATCAGAGGATTATGTAAAGTCTTTGGGACCAGACCAATATGTAGGTACATCATCTGATTCTTTGGGTGGTAGGCATCACTATTTCAATTATCTTTATACCCCGATAGGTGATATATTGATACCTAAGTTGAAAGAACTTGTGCCCGAAGCACGATCAATTCAGTGTTGGGCAAATACATATCGGAAAGGTGAAAAAATTGACAACCACGCTCATGGGTACAACTTTATTTGCTCTAATCTTTTTATATGTGGTGATCCTACTGTTGGTACAACTTATTATGAAAATTGGGAACCGATAGTTCATGAAAATGTGCCTGGCGAAATGACTGTATTCAATAGTGAATTGGGTCATGGGACTGCACCATATCCTGAAGACGATGTTAGGATTACTATGGCATTTGACTATCATGATAGAATCATGACTAACACTAATCGATTTTATAACTTATGAAACCTAGCATTCATCATTTATGGTGGAATCCTTTTCAAGATATTGAACTTGATTTCCCTATCAACGTTAGCATTTCAATTGACACGATGAAGTGTGATGAGAATGCCGATTTGAAAATTTTGTTTATGGCAGAGCCACCATCAATTTGTCCAGACTTTAATGATAGGGCAGTTCTTGAGGGTGGTAAGTTTGATAAGATCTATAGTTTTAACTATATGGTCCTCGGTATGCATAAATTAAATGCCGAGATGTTTGAGTGGGGATCTACTTGGTTGGATATTCCAAACTTGAAGTTTGAGAAAGAACCAATCATGACTTTTGTCACCAGTAGTAAATCGGATGCTGATGGTCATAAACTAAGACTCAAGATTTATGATTATTTGGAGACCATCGATTACGCTGGAGACCTAGAAATCTTCCAACACAAATCACCACCTTTTCATCAGACTAGGAATGACTTCTTCAACAATGCAATGTTCCACATTGCCGTTGAGAACTCAATGACTTATAATTATTTCACTGAGAAACTTATCGACTGTTTTGCTAGTAGAACTATTCCGATCTACTATGGTTGTCTAAACATTGGTGACTGGTTTGATACCAGGGGAATCATTCAGTTCTCTGATCTAGATGAACTAAAGTACATCCTAGATAACATCACAACAGATGAATATGCTAGGAGACTTTTATACGTTGAAGAAAACTTCAACAGAGCAAAAGAATTTTATGGGGAAAACGATGTTGTTCCCAGAATCACACGCAAAATTAAGGAGTATGTAAATGCCTCAGTATGTGGAGAACCAAAGCAATTGGATCAAGTCTGATTTTAATCTGTGCAAGGTTCAAGTTGACGGAATGAAAGATCTTGAGACAAACTATTCTCAGGTCTGGCAAGACATTTTTGTGCTCACCTGCACAATCGCTAAGAAAAAGGGTACTTTCCTTGAGATTGGTGGTGCAGTTCCTTGCATTGGCAACAATACTTGGTTGCTAGAGAAGGAATATGATTGGCGTGGATTCTCTATCGAATTGGAGAAAGAGTTTACTGACCAATGGGAAGGCGTCAGGAAGACTAAGATCTATCAGGACGATGCCCTCACGTTTGACTATGCGAAGGCACTGAAGAAACACAAGATGCCAAAGCAGATTGACTACCTGTCTTTGGACCTAGAACCCCCCGAGATCACTTGGGAGTGTCTGAAGAAACTTCCTCTGGATGAATACCGATTCACTGTGATCACATACGAACATGATGCCTATCGCGGATGGGCAGATCGTTATTCTCACAGAGAGTACCTTGAGGGTTATGGTTACGAACTAGTAGCACAAGATGTGTCTAATGGTTCACTACCTCAAGAAGAATGGTATGTTGATCCTACTGTTGTTCCTAGAGAAATCATTGATGCCCTGAAGTGTCGGGGTAAGAATGCACCATCGGTACTGCTCAATGTCTGATATCGCTGTTGTAATTCCATGCTGGGAAGCGCATGGTAAAGGTGACAACTATCTAAGAAACCTCTTGTTTACTTTGCACCATCAGACATTCAAGAACTTCACAGTCTGCATCTCAGATCAATCTAAAGATGAGTCTGTCTTGAATGTGTGTAAGGAATATGCAGATCTTGTAGACATCTCTTATTATCCAAACAAAGAGAATCCTGGTTTTATTCCTAATACAAATACTGCCATTGAACTAGGTGAAGAGACTGGTGCCGAAATTGTTAAGGTTATGTTTCAAGATGACTTTATCCTGACCGCTAGAGTTCTTGAGCAAACGTATGAAGCACTACATAACTCACCTGAGCAGTGGGGTGTGTGCTCATTCTGCCACACTGTAGATGAAGGCAAGACCCATTATAATGCAAAGTTGCCTCAGTGGAATGATAATATGATTCGTGGGGTTAACACATTCAGTTCCCCATCAATCCTCAGCATGAAGAAAGGTGCCATTGAATACTTTGATGAGAACGTAACGATGCTGATGGACTGTGAAATGTACCACAGACTCTATCATAAGTACGGTCCACCCAAAGTAATCGATAAAGTTCACATTTCTAATCGAGAGCATCAGAATCAGACATCTAGACTGATGCAGAATCAAGCAGAATTTGACAAAAAGATGTCAACTGAAGTAGAATACTGTTTATCTAAACACGGATTATGATTGGATTTAATCACCTAGGAAGGCATGGTCGCCTGGGCAATCAGATGTTCCAGTATGCTGGACTTCGTGGCATTGCTGCAAAACATGGATATGAGTTTTGTATTCCCCCCAGTGAATTCAAAGATCAATGGCATGATCACCAGTTGTTTGAAGCATTTAAACTCCCTGGTCTAACTAACATTAAGATGATGCCTGGTCCTTATGTCCAGGAAGCAAGTTTTGCATTCGATCAAAACCTGTTTGACAATATGCCTGATGGTCACAACATCTATGCATATCTGCAAAGTGAAAAATACTTTGCACACATTGAAAGTGAGATTCGTCGGGACTTTGAGTTTAAGAATAGCATCTATGCTCCTTGCAAAGAGATGATGGATACAGTAGAGAATCCTATTGCTCTACATGTGCGTCGTGGTGATTACCTAACTAATTCTGACAATCACCCTCCTTGCGGTAAGGAGTATTACGATGCAGCATTGGAGAGATTCGATTCAGATCGTACTGTTATTGTGTTTTCTGACGATCCTGCTTGGTGTAATAATCAGTTCAGCGACGACAGATTCCTTATCTCTGAAGGCGGAGACAATCTTGCTGACCTTTGCATGATGTCACTGTGTAGTGACTTTATCATTGCTAACTCTTCTTTCTCCTGGTGGGGATCCTGGTTGAGTGATAATCCAGATAAGCGTATCATTGCTCCTAGCAAGTGGTTTGGTACTGGATACACTGCTGCACATGACACCTCTGATTTGTATTGTGACCGATGGGAAGTAATCTAAGTAAAACAACCTTTGTCATCCCACTGAGGATTGAATCTGAGGACAGGATGCGGAACATCCTGACCACTTGCATCTATCTGTTGGAGAACACAGATGCAAAGATCCTTGTTCAAGAAGAAGATGTTATCTCACGCTTTGCACAAGACTGTGTTCCGCAGATTAGTTCTGTTGTTGGTAAAAAGATCACGAATCTAATTCACGTCTTTATTGCTAATGACAACCCTGTTTTTCATAGAACTAGAATTTTGAATGACATGACGATGGCGGCAACAACGCCTGTAGTAGTCAATTATGATTCTGATGTTCTATTGGAACTTGATACCTACAGGAAGGCAGAGGAACTTATTACTTCTGGTGAAGCAGATGTTGTCTATCCTTACGGGATGGGAAATTGGCAGTATCAAGTTATGGCGGATAATAATCTAGTAACAGATTTTATCAATAATGACTTTAATTTTGACATACTTAAATCTAAATCTAGGGTTTGGGATGCTAAGTATGGATTCTGCCAGTTCTTTAACAGGAAAAAATATATTGAATGTGGACTGGAGAATGAAAACTTTGTATCTTATGGGTATGAAGACGATGAAAGGTTCTACAGGTTCTCTAAACTTGCAAAACTAGAGAGACTTGATGCTTGGATCTATCACCTAGAGCACGCTAGAACACAAAATTCTTGGTTTACTAACCCACATATTGAAAGTAATAAAAAACTTTGGGAAACTATTAATCAGATGGACAAAGTTCAACTGAAAGAATATTATTCTAATGTAGAGTATATGAGGAATCGCAATGCCTGATAAAAACAAAGCGAAATTTAAACTTGCTGGGTTCCCTAAAGTTCTATGGTTGAACCTTGATCGATGTGAAGAACGTCGTAAGTACATGGAAGACCAGTTTGACCACTGGAGCATCGAGGATCATGTAAGAATTTCTGGTTACGACGCAACCATTGATGACCCAACTTCTCACCTGAAAGGTCGTGTTCCCGACAACATGAACCCAGGTGAGATTGGTTGTTGCATGACACATCTGAAAGCACTGAAGTATTTTGTTGAGGAGACTGACCTTGACGAGGTTATGATTTGCGAAGATGATGTAGATTTCAGCACTGCAAAACATTGGACTTTTAATTGGAAAGATATTCGTAAAGGTCTTCCGTATAATTTTGATACGTGTCAGTTTACAATTATCAATCCGAATGGTATTACATTGAAGATCCATGCCAGGTTCATCAATGATTTTTCTGCTGCGTGTTATCTAATTACACGGCATTATGCAGAGAAAGTTTTGAAGTATCATGATAAAGGTAATGATAGGTGGCGTCTGGACAACGGTGTGCGTCCTAGAGCGGTGTCTGAAGACCTTATTCTTGATGGTGGTAAGGGTTATGCTGTGCCCATCTTTTCTTACCGTTTAGATCTTGGTTCTAATATTCATCCCGAGCACATTGGAATCTTCCATGAGAAATCTTGTACTGCTCTAGCAGATTACTGGAGACAGAATGGACCTGATGTTGATGTAAAAGAATTGATGGTTCTTGACGAGTATGCTGGTAGGTGTCCCCCTTCGGTCTATATGGATGCTGCTAGAAAGGAACTTCAAGGACAATAGATTTTCTTAATCTATGTCTTGATACCGAAACTTAATGTATCGTAATGAACTCTTTTACTTAAATAGTTTGATGGTCTATAGGACAATCAAATGGATCAAGACACCTATGCCAATTGGGTGAAGATTAAAAAAACCTTTGAGGAAAGTGGTAACACAGATAACTGGTACTACAAGAGGGCTTGTGCTATAGTGAAGGGGCAGAGAGACCCATTTGAAAACCATGAACGAAAATGACTGGCGTTACAGTGAAGAGAGGATGGAGTTGAGACAGAAGGTCTATACACTCCTTCTTGGTAGATTTGGATCTGAAGTCGATGAGAATGGGGAACCAGTGTACTCAATGGAGAGTATCACTGAGTGTTGTCACGACTGGGTGTCGCAGGGAAATATGAGAACCGATGGAATTGTTGCGTATTACAAAGCGTATTACGCCAGGGGTTGACAGTTTACGAAACTTCATGGTATGATAAATACATCAACAAGTTAAAGAATGTAACAGTTCTTTAATAGTTGTTACACTCTTCCTAACCGAGACCTATGGGGAGTATAAACACAGTCTCTCATATCTTCGCCTGAGGGTGGCGAAGAAATAAGTACCTCCACCATTTCCCTGATGGATCTACTTACTTGTTCAAAACAATGACTGCTACACTTTCACGTCAAAAACAATCGAATACTTGGGAACAGTTCTGCGAGTGGGTTACTTCCACTGACAACCGTCTGTATGTCGGTTGGTTCGGAGTCCTCATGATTCCTTGCCTTCTTGCTGCTACAATCTGTTTCATCGTTGCCTTCATTGCTGCACCTCCTGTAGACATTGATGGCATCCGTGAACCCGTTGCTGGTTCACTCATGTACGGAAACAACATCATCTCTGGTGCTGTTATTCCTTCGTCCAATGCAATTGGACTTCACTTCTACCCCATCTGGGAAGCTGCTTCCCTAGATGAGTGGCTTTACAACGGTGGTCCTTTCCAACTTGTTGTCTTCCACTTCCTCATCGGCATCTACGCCTACATGGGTCGTGAGTGGGAACTTTCTTACCGTCTGGGGATGCGTCCTTGGATTTGCGTAGCATACTCTGCTCCTGTCGCTGCAGCGAGTGCAGTGTTCCTGGTCTATCCTTTCGGTCAAGGTTCTTTCTCTGATGCAATGCCTCTTGGCATCTCTGGTACTTTCAACTACATGCTTGTCTTCCAAGCAGAGCACAACATTCTGATGCACCCCTTCCACATGCTCGGCGTTGCTGGCGTGTTTGGTGGTTCTCTGTTCAGTGCAATGCACGGTTCTCTGGTTACTTCTTCGCTGGTTCGTGAAACCACTGAGTCTGAGTCCCAGAACTATGGTTACAAGTTCGGTCAAGAAGAAGAGACCTACAACATTGTTGC